TTGGAAAATCAAACCTTTGAAACGTTCAACAGACCAACGACCGTTAGAGTCTGTATCCAAGTCAAAGTAACCAGCAGTTGTTGTACCGTATTGAGCACCGATTTTAGCAGTAGCGTAAACAGTACGGATAACTTCACGGTTAATTTCTGCCAAGATTTCTGTAGACAGAATGTTAGACAATTCTGTTTCAGCATCTAGACCATGGATTGCTTTCAAGTCTTGTGCAAGTTCTAGTGAGTATTCAGCTTTCAATGCACGGCTTTGAGCAGTAACAGTAACTTTCTCAATAGAGAATGCCATTTGTTGGAACACTAAAGCGCCTGCAGCATCTGAACCTAAGAATTCAGCATTTGCTGTAGACATACCAATACCTGATGTGGTATTAGATGAACCAGAAGCGTTAACTTGGAAGTTGTTTGCAGTATCTGTTGCTGTTGTACCTGAGAAACCGTATGGGTTTCCAGCAGAAGTTTGGCCAGAGAAAACTGTATTCGCTTCGTTATAGAATGCTTCAGCACCGGATTGGTTTGGGGTTGAACCTGGAGCATAACGAGCACGCATTGCGAAGATCAAGCCTGTTGGGCCAGTCATCGGTTGAACACCAGCGATATCGTAAGCGATCAAGTTAGGTAATGAACGGCGAACCAAACTGATTAAGATTGGGTCGAAGTTGCTGATACCAGAACCAGTAACGTTTGTAGGACCATTGTCAGTAACTTCATTCAAAGCCTGACGATCTTGACGCATTGCTTGGTGTTGATTTTCCAAAACAAGTGCAGTAACTGCTTTCTTGTATGGGTCTGTAATGGATGCCAATTCTGAGTGTTCTAGAACTGGTGCCCATTTCTTTTGTAGTTCTTCTGTCATATACATGAGGGGTTTCTCCTTAAATTAGAAATGTATTTTTTATTTATTACTTTAGAGTTTTAGAAATTCCGCTTGCATATTGTTCAATCAAAGAATCTTGAGCACGGTATTCTCTCTTTTCTTCTTCAATCAAAACTTCATCAAAAGCTGAATTGTCTGCAACTACGTAGTTGTCTTGGAAATATGATTCTTTCAAGACTTCTAGTTTTTCTACAAATTCTTCTTCAGTAGTGAATTCCACACCCTCTGCGAGTGATTTTAATTTTTCTACTTGAGTTTGCGCTAGGCCTTCACACGCTGTGTAGATAGCCTCAATTTTTTTCTGTTCGTTTAATTCTTTTGTCAAATCAATACCGCGAGAAATTTGTTCATTCAATGCTTCTTCTAGTTCTGCAACTTTTGCAGCCATTTCAGAAACAACATCAACTTTATCTTCTGGCACATCAATATAGTGTTCAACAAATAAATTGTGTAATCCGTTAATGAAGTCTTCCGCAATCTCAGCACGTAGACCTGTGTCAACTGCTAGTTCGTTTTGTTGCATCCACTCTTCAACCATATAATTTAGGTAGTCATCAACTTTTGATGCCAAATCTTCTTTGATTTGTTCAACAGCATCTTCAAACTGCTCTACCAATTGTTGTTCTACTTGTTCAGCAATAACTTCGATACGAGACATAACTGCCGCTTCGAAAATTGTTGTTGCTTTTTGTTTAAATTCTTCTGAAAGGTTTTCGCCACTCAATAGAGCATCGATATCTTCTTTCATTGCGCCTGGACCATCATAGTGTTGGAATGTAGCACCAGGATTCTTTTCGAATGTTTGTTTTGGTGCAGGTGAAGCTTTACGATCACGAATTGTATCATATTGGTCAGCAACAGATTGTTTTGGAACCATAACGTCTTTGCGACCCATAGTTTCTTGTGGCTGATTTTTTAAAGTTGTGTAACCAACGCCATCTTTTTCTGAACCAACAGGAGGTGTAGCGCCTGGAGGTGTAGCTTGTGGTGTACTCTTCAAGTAATCTGGCAATTCATCATCAATTTCTTCTGGTGAATGTCCAACAATACCTGCACTCTTTTCGCCATAAGCAGTTTGTGGTTTAAGAGCGTTTTGGCCTACTTCACCCTTTGGGTGTGCGTCTTGTCCGCGAGAACCACGTTTTGCTGCAATATTTGCTTCGAATGATTCTTTTGAACCTTCTAAAATAGCAGTAGCGGCTTCTGACAGTTTAAATCTATTAGTCATTTAAAAATCTCCATGATTTTGATTATTTATTTATAGGTTAAAGTTTTTTGATGAAATTTTCAAAGATGCGGAGACTAACTGCCTCGATATCCGCAGAAGAAGCTTTTCTAATTTCTTGAATTGCTTCTGCATGATCCATTTCAGTCCAAATACCATCGACCAACATCCATTCTTTTCCTTCCATTATGCCGTGAACAAAAGCTCCAGGCGCAGAAGGATCAGCTACAATATCCGCCGCTGTGGCTAGATAGAAATCGGGTTGAACAACGTTCACACCGTTGACCATTTTAAGTGAACCCATACCTCGTGATGAAACACCTAGTTGAGCACCACCTTCAATTAATTGACGAGCAATGTTACCCATTGGTGTATCAAGAATCTTTGCTTTACCGATCCATTGATTACCATCTTCACGCAAACCAACAATCATGTGTGACACACGATCAAGGTTGATTGTTGGAGAATCTGGATGACCAAGTTCACCGAAAGCTCGATTCTTATTGATGTATTCTTCTGTGTAACGATGAACTTCTTTCTTCATCGTATTGTATTCATAAAGGCGTCCGTTTTTGTTCTTTTTCTCAGAAACCAAAAATGGGCCTTCAATGAAAAGTTCTTTTTTACCGTCGTTGCCTTCGGTAATATAATTTACTGTCTCATTAATTTCTTTAATTAATTTCATTTTATTAACCTATTCCGTTATTACCACCAGGTGTAGTACCGTATGGAGTATAGTTAAATGCAGCAGGATCTCTGAATTGACCTCTAGAGTAATATTCATTTTGCTTGCGTAATTCTAAAATAAGAGTATAACTGTTATTTGCAACCATTCCTCTAGTTGTAATTCCAATGTCACCATTTGAACCAGGCTTTCCTTGTGTTGCATTTGCAATAGTGATCCAGTTGCCTGCACCATCATATTCACCAACACCACTCAGAATAGCAATCGTTTGTGGTGTAGTTGCATTCCAATACAATTCAACGTCAGCCGCATTTGAATTGGTGCAATCAAACCACAATCTATACAAAGCTAGGCCATAGTAATTTAATGCAGTGTTTGCTATATAACCCGCAGTGTTTACAACAGGAAAACCGTTGGTTGCCAAAGCACCAGAAATGGCGTTAGCCTGAATTCTTACAGAATTGGCTTCTTGGCCTGTACCATCAAACTTTCCTGTCAGTTTAATGATAGTGTGTTGTGTATCGTCTTTTAAGACTTGATAACCATATGCATTTGCCATGTTTTATTCCATTCTATTTTAGTATCTATCACCACTTGAGTGTCTAGTGACACCAGATTTTGGTGAAGTTGTTTTGCCGCCAGAACTGGATTTGCCTAAACTTTTACCTAATTCAGATGGTCCTTTTGTTGAAGGGAATGATGATTTTTTTCTATTACTGTCGTTCATTTCACCTGGTTTATCATCTTCAGGATCACCTTTGTGGTCCATAGTGTTCAATGATTCTTTCATATGACCTGCATTTTCAGCAGCTTTCAAAACATCGCGGCGATCCGCATAACTTCCATTAAATGTACCTTTGGATAAATGTGGTTTATAAACATCATGGTGTTCTGGTTTAATGTGTTTTAAAACTTGAGAAGCCATTGGATGTAAACTATCTTCTTCATTCATCTCTTTACCAGATTTATTTGTAGATTGATCTTTCTTTTTAGAATCTTTTCTACGTGCATCTTTCATTTCTCCTGGCTCATCATCTTCAGGTTCATTTTTGCTGTCCATTTTTTCTAAAGATTCTTGTGTTACCAAGTTTTGTGCAATCTCTTGTTTTTTTGCTTCGATTGCAGCAGTTACTCTATCGTGAATAGATGCGTATAGTTGACTACGAAATTCAACACCATTGTCATCCATTGCAAAGTCGATTAATTTTCTTGTATCCATTTTATTCTCCGTTTGGTTGGTGAAATACTTTAACTATTTATATTATTCTTTTTTAGTCTGCTTTGCTACAACTGATGCTTGTTGCTTAGCTGTCTCTCTATCTAGTTCTGCTTGATGTTCAACATCGCCTTGTCCAATCGTACTCATCATCTGTTGCTGTGCAACACTATTTGTAACATCGACTGGGAGACCAATACCTGCTTCTTTCTCAGCTTCAATTTCTTTTTCCATCTTATTAATATCATCATCAGTTAAGCGTAGAACATTGCGCTGAATCCATGCATTAGAGAAATAACGACCAGTATACGGATCAACTTCTTGCAACAAACTTAAACGTTCTTTCATTAACTCTGCTTCTTTGAGTTCTGTGAAGTTATTGTCTTTGATGAAGTTGTAGTGAATATGTTCTCTGAATTCTTTCCATTCATCGTTTGTGCAAATGCCTTTAAGTACACATTGAACTCTTAGGCATTGGTCAAATAGATCAGAAAATTTGGTACGTTGTCTTGCAACAAATTTAGCAAACTTCAATTCATCACGAGTGATTTCACCTACACGACCTAAAGAAAACCCGGATTGATTAGGATCAAGTCTGGACACAGGAACGTTCAAAGACTTATACAACTTCTTCTCAAAATATTTAACGTCTTCCAGTTCACCTAGGTTTGTACCACCTGGTAGTGTAGTAATCTCTGTACCTTTGCCACCTTCTCTACGAGGTAGCCAAAAGTCTTCCATCATAGACAAGAATTTACGGTCATCACGAATTTCACCTGTGTTAGCATCATACACTAGCTTGTTTTTGTACTTGACCATAATATCACGTAGGTACTGTTCAGCTTTTAGTTTAGGCAAGTTACCAACGTCAATGTAGAAAATACGGCGTTCAGGTGCTCTAGAGATTCGATAGATAACAGTTGCATCTTCAATCATACGCAACTGATTAAGTGGTTTAATTGCTTTGTGTAGATAAGATAGAACAACTGCTCTACGTGAGTCCATCAAACCAGAGACCACAGATACAACAGAATCAGTAGTAATGCGAGTACCAACAGGGCCATAATTTGTAGAACTTCCAGTAGTTACTTTATCATTGTAAATGTAATACTCATTTACAGTGTTCATAATTTCTACGCCAGTGCGTTCATCTTTTTGTTTCTTGATCTCACGAATTTTACGCATCTTACGTGGATCAATGTATCTCAATTCTCTAATACCCATTGTAGGTTGTTCACGGTCTACAATGATGTGGTAATAAAGTTTTCCGTCAATGTAAAATCTACGGAATATATCTTGTGCCATTCTTGTGTAATTCAACATACGCAAGACCGTGGCAAACTCATCTTTAATTGCTTTTTTGATTTTTTCTGGTTGTCTCAAATCATCCAAAATAATTTGAATATTTTTACCATCATCATCTTGACAAATTGCTTCGTTGACAATATCATCAATAGCAGATTCAATTTCTGGCTGCATAGCCATCTCACGATATCTAGAAATTAATTCTACTTCATTCTTTGCGGTACCATCTAAGTCAACATATGTTCCATAATAAGCAGCAGACGTAATTGTTAATGCACCATCATCATTGCTTGGTGGGCTGAATGATTGTTGGTTGCTTTGGTTTCTTTCTTCCTCTCCGCGAGAAATCGTAAAACCAAAAAGTGAAAATTTATTTGCCATATGTAGTAAGTCCGTTCAAAAAAACATAATAGAAGGACCGAAGTCCTTCTGTATATAGTTAGACTATAATTAGGTTGTTAGGCCTGTTGTTGTACCGTTTTCACCGGTAGTCCAGTATTGATATGCAAATGTTACTGAAAATTCTTCAATGGTATCATTTGATGCCCAATCTAATTCGATTGGAGACAAATCAACTGGGAACATACCAACAAAATTGTAACCTTTGATAGCACCTGCACCACCACCTGCACCCGCTGGACCAGCTTTACCATATTGATAAACTTGTGCATCTGTAGTATAAGGTTGGCCTGTCGCAGAAATTGCAACACCTGGATTACTTCTAACGTTGGTTTCATTGCTGTTGATTGCATTCATCCATTTTTCAATTGCATTACGGATCATAAAATCTTCATCGTTGATGATTGTTATTGTCCAGTCTGCAAATGTTCTATTTCCAGCAAACTTCATCTCACGGCCAAAATAGTACAAAGGCACAGTACCTAGTGTGGAACCAGGTAATTGTGCTGACTTAGCCATAAATGATAGTTTGTTTCCACTGATGCCGGGAATACCAGTCATCACTACTTGGAATAGATTTGGACGAGCGCCATCTCCTACCAATCTTTGTGTAAAATCG